TCATTGTGCTGCCCCTTTGTTGGTCGCTCCTGTCCAGCACGCGACTGGAGATGTTTGCACCGTCCGTTTGTCACCCGAAAACGTGTTCGTGATAGCCTCGGCGGTGCCATCGTTGGGGGTTTGGGCTTGCATGGTTCTCTCCTTTCAGTGGTGGTTGGTGCCGAGGGGTTGCAGCCCCTCGGTACCGTTCCTTTTTTATCGAGCCAGCCAGATCAGTACGTCTGGCACTTGTATGGCCGCGATAGCGATCAGTGCGACGGTCGCGATCGTGCCGAGCAGATTGCTCAACAATTCCCTGCTGCCCTGATGGGCGGTTTCGCTGGTGTGCTGCATGGTTCTCTCCTTTCAGTGTTGGCCGGTTGCAGCCGGCGTTACATGTCGCTGTCTGGTTGTCGCACCAGGTGCAGCTCCAAGCCTTCAAATTCGTTCTTGTCCTCGGTTATCGATTGCCACTCCAGAACCGCTTGGATCTGAAGTCGCGAGCAATTCAGCACCAGAATTTCGCGCTGCCCGTCTGTTGCCCGAACGTCCAGGATGTCGACCAACCCGTCAGCACCGTAGGCGTCGGCCTGTACGGTTTTGCGGTGGTCGTTGCCCATTTGTTTCTGCAGCACGGCAATGCGGTCTTGCCGGCTGACCGATGTCTCTGCCGTGCCTTCAGCGAGTACTTGAATCTGCATTTGCATGTCCTCTGCGGTCAGGCGCTGAAAATCCAGCACTTCACGATCGGTTGCTTGGTCATGACGGCATTGGAGTACTTCGCCTGGTGGGCACGTACCGCGCTATCGGTCGCCTTGTTCGTTTCGATCAGCTTCCGGGAGCGGGAGTCCTTGAGGCGATCGCGCAGCTCGCTAATGTCCGCGACCTTCTGACGGTGCTCGGCCGCGCACTTGACGAAATCGTTGAGGTTGATGGCGATGGTGTGGTCTTTCTTGCTGTGGTTCACCACCGGGCCGTCAGCGTCCAGGCCTTCGAGGTATTCGTAGACTTCCCAGAATTCGGCCACGACTGGGTGGTCGGAACTGATCGAGGCTTGTCGCTCGATGGCCATCCGGATGATTTGGGTTCGGGTGTGGCTGATTTGTGCATCGCTGAGGGGAACGATCAGACGTAGACAATCGAGTAGGGCGAGCAGTTGGGCGTGGTTCTTGTTGATCCGCTCCACACGGATATAGCCGCGCAAGTTGTTACCGCAATGGCCACAGGCGTTCTGTTCATCTTTGAACGGCGTTTCGCAGCCAAAGCAGTGGCTGTGCAGAGTGCGCAGTTTTGCCTCGTAGCCAGGCATGCGTTGAGCGAAAAGCTCCATCACGTCCGACTCTTTGCGCACCGCCTGCAGCAGGAAGTTGCTGAGTTTTGAGCCTTCCAGTGAGTTGAGCAGATCCGCTGCCGCACGGCTTTCCGCCGTCACGGTCGGTCGCACAAAGTGCAGTTTCACAATCCGGGTCATGATCGCTTCGGACGCGACCACCGGGGCGTTCTGGCTGATGGCAATGGTGGCGCGAAACGGTGGCTCGTAGGTCTCGTTGCCGGCGGTTTTGACGCCCTTGGTCGCCAGTGTGCCGCCGCCGTAGTAGTCCTTGAGTTCGTCCCATTCGAAGGTTTTGGCATGGGCCCTGTCGTCGCCGCTGCGATCCGACTCCAGCAGCACGACGGGCATGCCGGAGATTTGACCCATCAGGCGGCTACGGCCGGCCTTGGTGGACTTGGACGGGTCGAAACCTTCGTATCCTTCGCGGCCGAGCAGTTTCCACAGCAGGGTGAGCAGGGTGGTTTTACCGGCCCCGGCTTCGCCCGTGGCTTCCAGGAAAGGAAAGGACTGGTACCGGGCCCGGATCTGCTCGGCGAACAGCGAGCCAAACCAGAAGGTCAGCGCCACGGTGCCCTGGGCGCCGAAGCACTGCCAGAGCAAGTCCAGCCAGCGCTGGTCGTAATCCTTGGCATCCTTCTGCAGGGCGATCTTCACGCCTTTTTGCAGACTCTTGAGTTTCAGCTTGCCCATCTCGAAGAACTCCTCTTCGTTGATGGTGATGAGCTGCCCTTCCTTAACGGCGATGTCGTTGAACACGTAGCAGCCGTACTCCCGGCTGTAGCCCACATAGTCGATGGTTTGCACGGTTTTGATACCGAAAAGCTGGTCTTTCATGATTTTGTCCAACTGTTGCCCACTACCGGTGAACACGGCTCCGGCACCCATGCCGAGAAGTCTTTTCTTGAATTCGCTGGCAGCCGCGACCTGGCCACCGGTGAAGGTGTTTTTCACCGAGCCGCCGTCATGGGGGAAATCGACGCGGAAGAAGTACCAGGACTCGTCGGTAATCTCGTTGCGCTGGAAGTACAGAGCCTTGGGGTAGCAGTTGGCGATCTCGACCACGCAGCCGGACATGCGCAGCGCTTTGGCGCGACGCCCTTTGTCATTGAGCTGTTGGTCTTCATGGTTGTCGCTGGCATCCAGTGCCTGCATCGCGCTGTTGAACTTCGAGATGTCCAACTTCCACCAGTACAGGCGGGAGTCGAAGCCGAAGTGAAACTCTTCGCGCTCGCGCCACTGGTACATGAGCAAGGCCTTCTCGACGGCGCTTTCTGCGATCAGCAGCGCGCCGTGATGCTTGGCCTCGTCGAGCTCCTTGTCGATCCGTTGGGTACGGGCTTCGACATCGTCCATGAAAGCCCAACGCTGGTGCAGATCGTTCCAGTCGACTTTGCGCGAGTCGGGTTGAGGGATCTGTGCAGCCTCGCAAGTGAAGCCAAGGTCACGCGCCTGGCGGACCCACATGCGGGTGTATTTGTGAGCACCTGGTTCGTTGTCCAGGGCCCAAATCAGTTTTGGCGTTTTACCGGCGCGGGCGGTGATCAGGGCTTTCAGCGATTCCTCTGGATAGGCGTTCGAGGAAAGCGCGGCAACGGCAGGAATACCGTTTTGCACCAGGGCAATGGCGTCGAAAATTCCTTCGACAATCCAAAGTTCGTCGACCTGCAGCAGGTCAACGCAAGGCGGTACCCACCAGAAACCCTTGTAGCTTTCGCCGGGTTTGAAACGCGCCTTTTTCTTGCCGAAGCGGTTCGGTTTGTCGATGAGGCGTTCCCAGTAGCCACCTTTATCGAGTGGAAAGCGAACAGTTGCCGAGCCGATGTTCAGATCCCGATCAAAGTAATGCTCTTGGGAATACCAGCCTTCAATCTGGCTAATGTCGAAGCCGCGGGCGAAGGTCAAATAGGCCTTGGCACTGGCAGCAGGTTGGTCGTCGGTGGCCGGTGCGCGCTTGCTCCAGTCGTCGAACAGGTCGCTGTACAGCTCTTTCACCGGCTCCATGTAGCGGCACTTCTGCTCACGGCCGCAGCGGATGAACCACGGCTCGTCGTAGCGGGAAAACAGCCGCCGCTGGTTGCACTGCGGGCAGGTGCCTTTGCGCATGTACTGGGTGCCAGCCATGTGTTGCAGGCCAAAATCGGCCTCAAGGCGCTGCAGCACATCGGCGCGCAACTGGTGGTCCATGGTCTTCACTGCGCACGCTCCACAGCGCCGAGCTGCTTTTTCAGCTCGTTGCGAGTCCGGCAAATGCCGGCGAGGTGCGGGACATCATGGAGCACCTTGGGCGCTCGCTGGGCACTGGGTACATTCCGATAGCGATCGGAGTACCAGATGTCAGCCATGGTGGTGTCGTACTGGCTGTTGAGCCACTGCAGGTATTGCTTTGCCTGCTGCTCGTTCAACTCCAGTTGGATGGTGATATTGCTCATTTCGGCCACCAATAAAGTGCAGTTTCCCCTTACCCACGCAATGCGGGCATGTGTCAGGGGCGGTTCAGATTTAGTTCGAGGTGTCGCGGGAGGTCAGCAAGCGCGCTGGTAAGAAGCGCGCCGGGACCGGGTAGCGCTTCTGCGTTTGGGTATCGAGCAGCCAGACCAGGTAACGATAAGCACTGCTGCCCGGGTAGATGCCCAGCGTTGCTACGCGCTTTGTGGTCATGCTTTCGAATTCGGTAACAGCCAGTTCGGCGATGCGTTGCACCAGGTGCTCAGGCACTTCGAGCGACTGAGTGAGGTAGCGCTTGCAGTTTTCAAGCAGCAGGTGGTCGCCGGAGAGGTGTTGTCCATGTTGGCGATACAGGTAGGCCACGGCCGCTTGTTGCATGGCGGCGCGATAGTCATTGGTGGGATTGATCGTCAGGGTGATGGCGTTCATGCGTATTCAACCTCCATATCGAGTGAGTCCAGCAAATCCGGCTGATCGTCTTGGGACTTCATCGCCAGGCGACGCAATGCAACAGGGGCTACGGGCAGCTTGACGGTTGGGTTGGGCATGCCGCTCGGGCTCATTTCATGAGTCATTTCGAACTCAGCACGCACGGACCAGCCGCAAGCTTCGTTGGCGCATTGCAGGTAGGCCACGCGCAGGAAAATGTGGGTGCCTTCGCTGGTGCGGATACGCATGCGGCTCATGCAGTGGGGGCAGACCATTTTGTAGACGCTCACTGGTCGGCCTCCTTGCTGTGCAGTTGAATCGTGGCCAACACCTCGGCATGGCGAGCGCTCAGATACTTGCTGTGGGCTGCGAGAATTGCAGCGGCTTCGCCTTTCTCGATGACTCCATCAGCCAACGCTTTGTCGATGATCTGATCGACCACACCACGCTTGGCGGCAGTGCTGACCGAGCGGCTATACAACTCGATGTTGTCCAGGGTTTCTGGATTGGCGATCGGCACGAACATGCCGCTGTAAAGGGAGGCGACGTATTCGGGGAAAAAGCTAGTACCCGCGTCACGTTCGAGCATATGAATCTGGTCATCGCTCAAAGGCCGGCTGCCGGCGTTTTCGTAGAGGTGGTTATCGAACTTCTTGAGTTCGTAGCCGAGGCGCGCTGCGGCGCATTCGCGTCCGCCTGGGTAAGCACACACAATGGCGCTGACTACCTGGCGTCTGGTTTCTAGCACTGGGCGTTTCATGTTCTCGTTTCCCTCCTTGGCTAGCGGCACTACTGTGCAACCTCGCCGTCTTTGATCCCGAGCAACACTGCTGCCCGATGTGCTTCGCCTCGACGACCTTTCTTGCGTCCGTTGAGCAGATCACTGACCAAATTTTTGTTCAGATCATGTTCGCGGCTGAACTCCGCAATACTTTTTCCCCGGCGGTCTAGAGCTGCACGGGCTTGCTCGGGGGTTAGAAGGACATGCATAGTGTTCAACCGTGTTTAATCGTGTTCGACGGTGAGAATTCTTGGACAGAAAACTGTTCAAGTCAACTGGTGTTGATCAAAAAAGTGCTCATTTTATCTGGAGTAGGTGAACGCCTACGTGAAGAAAGGGATCGGTTGGGTATGAACCAGACCGATTTTGGTATTGCTGCGGGCGTCAGCCGAGGAACTCAAAAGGCATATGAACTTGAGTCAAGCTCGCCCGATGTACGCTATTTGGCAGCTTTGCAGGGCATGGCTGTGGATGTTCACTTTGTCCTCACTGGTAGTCGGCATTCGATTGATGCCACGAGCCTCAGCGAGGAGGAGTCGCTTGTTCTCGAACAGTTTCGGTCTCTCCCCGAGCACGACCGTGAATCGGTAAAACGGCTCACAGGCGCACTCGTAGCGACGATGCGAGTGAAGTTGTGATCTGACGTGTCAAGATGGCGCATAGCGCCGGCCAGAAATGAAGTGGCCGTAATCGCCTATAAGATGTGAACAGAAGCCCGGCCATCCAGCCGGGCTTTTTGATTTGCTAGGCCAAGAAACCGTGACTTTGTTGGCAAATTTCGCGCTCCCGTGTACTGTATGCGCATACAGTACTTGCGTATGGAGTTTGCGCATGTTGTCGATACGGAAGGCGGAAAGCAGTCCCGCCCAAGAACAGCCACAATCACGCCGATACATGTCTCGGAAAGAGCGTGTGCTACTGCGATGGTTTCGTCGCTTAGCGAAAGAGGACCGTGCTCATGTCCTGCGTTTTGTGTCAGCGATGGCCATAACAAAACTGCCACTCAAGTGATTTTTCATAGACGAACGAAGGCGCTCGAGGGTGCCTTTTTCATGCCTGCGCGCTTTGCATTTTCTTCCATTCCCTCTCTGCCGCTCGTTTTGCCGTCTTCTCACTGGCATACAACCACCGCAACCGCCTGGGCTTTGATTGATCTCCAGCCGTCACAGTCTTTTCCTTCCCGGTTTTTTTTTCGCGGTAGAAGGCGATGATGCCGGTGTAATTCCCTTTGTTTTCCTCGGCTAGGTCTTCGACCGTGTCCTCCGGCAGTTTGCTCTCTAGATCCAGGCTCATGGTGTAGCCGCTATCGGCGCTCAGGCTGTGCTGAACGTTCCCCCCATACCAGATGATTTCATCGATCTCAGCCTTCACCCCCTGGAGCGTGTAGGTCAGCTCCGGGATCAGATCTGGCCTGCCTCGCGCCAGGGTATAGCTCAAGGTGGCGCTACCGCGTTGCAGGCGGTTGAACTCGGCCCGGGCAGCACGCAGGGCTGACTGTCGATCGCTGTAGGTATGGCGTAGGTCCTTGAGGTTTTCACCGCCACCGGCGATAGCCTCCTGTTTTTTGGCGCTGTTCACGTCGTAGTAATAGGCGCGCACGCCGTCGTAGCTATCACGATCGGCTTGCAGATACCGGTGCTGATCGCCATCAGTACGGGTCAGAGTGATATGGGGCAATGCCTGACCGCTGGCCGTCTTGCCGCCCCCGGCGGGCATGCACAGCAAGCATCCAGCTTTGACGGTGGCCACTGCATCGAACTCCTCACCCAGTCGACTGATCAGGTTGGCATCCGATTCATTGGCCTGGTCGAGCTGCAGGATGGGCAGGGCGCCCAATGCTTCGGCAATCGTTGCCTTGAGGCCGTTGCCACTGGCAATGGCGCCCAGCACCTTGGCCAGGGTGGTGTTGCTCCAGCTGCGCTCGCGTTTGGTCTTCAGACCTTTGCGAAGGTCCGCCGATCGCGCACGGATGCTGAGCACGTCTGGCGCGCCGCTGTGCTCGGTTTCGTCGACGGTGTAGGTGCCTTTGTCGACCAGACCGGTGTCGCTCCAACCCAACCACAACCGCAGAACGGCGCCCTTTGGCGGAATGGTCAGCAGACCATCATGGTCGCTGAGGGTAATGCTGAGCTGATCGGCTTCGATGCCGCGATTGTCGGTTAGCTCCAGGCTCATCAGCCGTGGGCTGATCAACTGCGCGATATCGTTGCCGTCGACGGTCAAGCGGAAGGCTGGTACCGGATAGGTGGCATCGCGGCGTGCTTGTTCCAGGGTGTTGGTTACGTAGCCCGTGACGCGGGTAATGGCACTATCGATCACAGCAACCCCCTCAGAATGTTCAGTCCGGCACTGGTACTGGCGCCAAGCAAATCCACACGACCATCGTCGACACGCTTGAGGCTCAGGTTGAATTCAATTCGCCGCGCGGCGCCGTTGGAAAAGAAAATGGTCCTGGTCTCCGTAAGTCCTTCAATCACCCAGAGTCCGCACAGTCGGCCGGTGCCTTCGACCATGGGCCAGGCCTTGCCGGTATCAGCCATCTGGCGCAGCGCGTCCAGACTCAAGACGGTACCGGCCAACTCAGGGAGGATGATGCCGGGGAGGGTTACGGCATCTTCGCCACGGCCTAGGAACTGACGGGCAGGTTGGGCGCCGATGCGGTTACTGCTGGGGTGGCGCCATTCCGTCTGGCGTTGCATCTCCTGGTACGCGGCTGTGTGCAGGCTGAATACGAACATGCCGAGGGCGAGCATCATGCTGGTTTACTCCTGGTCGGATAGTTGGCTGCGCTTGCGGGCGGACTTTTCCCGATCGCTACGGGCCAACTCCGCGCGCACCGCACGGGCAATGGCTTGGGCATCCATGCCCGGGGCGGCATGTATGTGGATTTCGTAATGGTCGTGACTGTCATAGGTCGCGGCTGGCTGCGGTGCGACGGGGGCGCGGCTGTCGATCTCGATCGCCGGCGTTACTGCGGTACCCATCGCCATAACGGGCGCCGCGATGCTGCCCAGTGCCAGGGCACCGGCGGCGGTGATCTGCTTGCCGAGGTTGGCTAACGTCGCCAGAACGCCGGTATCAGCCCCTGATGGGCCAGCCGTGGGCACAGTGGTCCGTACAACGTTAAGTTGTGGAGCGACCCCAGCAGCTTGAGCGGCTTTAACTGGTTGTGCTGCAGCAGCGGTCTGAGCAGCCTTGATTGGTTGTTTAACTCCCACCGCTTGAGCTGGCGTGCGCTGCTCCCCCGTTGGAGAAGGTCCAGCAATCGCATTCATAACGAACGAACCCGCGCTGGTGAGCTGCTTGCTGATCTGCGCAACGGCATCCAGTGGCCCTTGCTCACCGGATTGCAGACCCTGCGTCAGGCCCGCCATTGTGAAGCCACCCAACTCGGCAAAGACCCGTGATGGGCTGTGGATGCCAAGCTTTTCCTTGAACCAGTCAATGGTCGAACCGCCGATCGAGGTGATGGCGTCTTTGATCTGTCCGGCGCCGGCCAATAAGCCGTTGACCAGACCGTTGACGATCATGCTGCCGAACTCGGTGAAACGCGTCGGCAGATCAACGCCTAGATAACTCAGCACGCCGGCAAACGCCTGGTAGATCAGTCCGATCGGACTGAAGTTGACCAGAGTCGTGATGATGCCGCCGATTCCGCTGCTGAAACCGCTCTGAATCTCGGTCCAGGCATTGGCGAAGTACGCTTTCACCTGGTCCCAGTTCTGGTAGATGAGGTAGCCGGCGCCGGCCAGTGTCGCAATCACGGCAGCGATGGCCAGCGCCACCGGGTTGGTGGCCAAGCCCCACAGAGCGATGCTGACAGCGCGAATGGCGGTCAACAGACCGCCACCGAGGGAAGTGGCCAGCACTTTCAACAAGCCGAGCAGGGTAGGGATTTTCAGCCCCACCATGGACAGGGCGAAGCGTACGGCGAGGAAGGGGCCAAGCACACCCGCGATGCCGAGCGCGACGACACCGAAGCCCGCAGACAAGGCCGCGATCCCAGCGGCGACTTTCAGCAGGCCGGCGACGAGTGTGGGGTTTTGTGAGGCCCAGGTGTTCACCCGCTCAATGATGCGGTTGAAGCCGTCGACCAGCTCGATGATGGTCGGCCGCAACGTTTCGCCAAGGGCGCTGCTGAGGTTGAACAGGCGGTTTTGAGTCATTTGCCAGCGGGCTGAAAGTTGCTGGCCTTTGATATCGCCCTCGCGCTGCATCGAGCCACTGCCCTTGGTGCTGTTTACCAAATCGAGCTGGCGTCGGTACTCGCCGATATTCGAGGCGAGTTTCGCTGCGTCGTCGCCGTATTCCTTGCCAAAAAGCTCAGTCGTGACGCCGAGCTGTTTGGTCTTGGGCAACTTGTTAATTGCCTGCAGCACCTTCTGAATCGTGCCGGTGGCGTCCTTGGCCATGCCTTCCTGAACAGCTTTTGCCTCCAGACCAATCGCTGCCAGGCCCTTTTGAAACCGCTTTGGCTGCTGTGTCGCAATTGCCAGTTCGCGGATCATGGCGTTGGTGGCCGTGCCGGCAACTTCCGCAGAGGCGCCTAGAGTCAGGAAGGTTGATCCCAGGGCCGCCGCATCCTTGAAGGACATACCCACCGAGGCAGTGATACCGGCCGTGCGCTGCATGACCTCAATGATGTCGGAGCCTTTCGACATGGCGTTATCGTCGAGGTAGTTGATTGCGTCGCCGAGCTGGCTGACGTTTTGGATAGGCAATTTGAAAAGCTGAGCGATACGCGCAAGGCTTTCACCGACCTGGTCGGCGGGCAGTTCAAAGGCCGTGGCGGCTGTGGCCGCGACACGGGCGAACTCGAGCAAGTTGTCTTTGCCCTGAATGCCCATGCGCGCGCCGCCTTCTACCAGGGCGGCAATGTCAGTGGTGGCCATGGGAATACTTTCGCCCATCTTCTTGATGGCCGCACCCATGTCGTAATAGGTCTGGGTGAGTTTTCCGTTGTCGTCTCGGGCGCCGTCGACCTGCTTGGCGACACCGGCCATGGCGTCTTCGAAACTAGCGTAGTTCTTCACCATCGCCAGAATGGGCAACCCAGCCGCCGCACCGGTGGCGACAGCACTGGCGCCGGCATTCGCGGTGACCCCGACCATCTCTCGATTCTTGGCGAAGTTGCTGCGCAATTTCGCTGCCTGAGACTGTCGTGCGTTCAAGGCTGCAAGGCGCTGGTTTTGCGTGTTGATGCTGGCCGTGGTTGCACTGATCTGCTCGCGCAGTTGGCGTTCGTGGCCGTTGAGGGCTTTGGTGCTGATCCCCGCCTCCTGCAACCGGCTGCGCAGACCCTGGAGCTTTTCGCTTTGCTGCTGGTGTGCCTGTTTCAGGGCCTGGGCTTCTCGCACTGCAGTGCGGAATTCCCTCGCCATCGCCTTGGTTGGTACGCCGGTAGCCGCGAATTGCTGACTGAGGCCTTTGACCTTCGCCTGTGCGGCTTCCAGCGCTTGGCTGGTCTCTTGCGCGGCTGCGCGCTGGGAACGCCAGGCACTGATGTCATTCTGTTGGGTGTTGAGTTCTTTCAGCCGATCGCGGGCGTCCTTCAGCGCTCGGGCAGTGTCGAGGCTGCCCTTGCTGATTTGCCGCAGTGGCGCGGAGGCCTTGTCGATTGCATTGAGCAATACCTGAAGTCGTAGATCATTCGCCATCGGCGCTACTCCTGACCCGCGCCCTCTCGCGCCAGTCCATCAATTCCTGCAGGCCCAGCCGATCCATGTCGACCGGTGCCCAGTGAAAGACCACGGCCAGGTCAGCCATGGCGTCTTCTACGCAACGAGGGATGCATCCGTCTTCGCCTGCTTCTGCAGCAAAAAACCGACGACCTTGCCACCGATGGCCAGCAGATCGGCGGGATCCATGCCGGCGGCTTCCGGGGCGGTGATACCCGGCGAACTGATGCGCGGGATGACCTTGATCAGGCTGGCCACGTCGAGGTTCAGCAACTCGGCCAGGTGAATGCCACGCAGTTCACCCGCGCACGGTTTGCGCAGGGTCACGGTGCTGATGATTTGCTTGCCGCGCTGGATGGGGGTGTCGAGTTCAATGGTGTTCTCGTCGAGCGGGGTTTCTACAGGTGCGTTAACGACGGATTCGGCGGTGTCAGGTGTGGACATGGTGTTCTCCAGGAGATGGGGTTCGCCCTCGATTGAGGGCCGGTTGAGTTAGATGCCCAGGGCTTTGCGCTGTGCTTCGAGCATGTCGACGCCATCAACCATTTCAACGAAGTTGAGCAGGTCGATTTCGATGACGGTTTCGCCGTCGACGATCAATTTGTAGTAGCTGCAGCTGGTGGTCATGCTGTGCTCGGTGTCGTCACCGGGCTTGGCGTCGCCCATTTCGATGGTCTCGTGACGGCCACGCACCACGATTTCGACGGCGCTCATTTCTTCGGTGTCGTCCTGCTGGTAGGTGCCGGCAAAACGCAGCAGCACACCGGATGCCTTGACCGTACCGAACTGGCGCAGGGAGATCAGGTCGAGGCCTCCGGTTTTCCATTCCAGCTTGATGCCGTCATCGGAGAAGCCCAGGTCAGCTTTGACTGGGCCGTTCATGCCGCCACCACGATAGGCCTCCATCTTGCGACCGAGGGCGGGCAAGGTGACGGATTTGGCGACTGCCAGGTAGCTGTTGCCGTCGTTGAAAAGGTTCATGTTCTTGAGTTTGCGGGGCAGGGCCATGGCGGTGTTCTCCGATCGGCAGGCGCAGGGTTACCTCCCCGTGAGGGGAGGCCCGGGTTAGCTGTTGAGGCGGCTGGCAAAGTCGACCAGGTAGCGGTCGGTGATGCGCTGACGCAGGGTGAGATCTTCCAGCGGCGGGACGGGGGTGTAGTCGTAGTCGATGTACAACTTGCCGGCCTTGAGTGTGGTCTCGTCGTTGATGTCGTCGGGGTACCAGGCGCTACCGCCGATCAGGTAACCGCCGGCGATCAATTCGCGGAACTTGTCGTTGATGCTTTCGAGCATGTCGCGCACCAGCGATGGGTGCATGGGTTTGTCCATGGCCCACATTTGCGCGTTGGCTATGGTGTCGGCCAGCACCTGGGCGGTGCGAGTGTAGTTTTCGAAGGCGAACAGCGGATCGTCGCTGCAGGTGCGACTGCCCCAGAAACGGTAACCGCCCTCGTTGATCAGGGTGGTGACCTCGTTGCTGTTGAGGTAGTTGGCATCGGTAGCCGGGTTCTGCAGGTCCCAGAACACGTCGGCGCTGATGCCGGTCACGCCATTGACGGCCACGTTGGACAGGGTTTTGTGCCAGCCCACTTCCTGGTCGATCTTGGCGCGCAGGCCCAGCGCTCGGGCGACGGCAGGAGCGGTGACAGTGCCGTTGGTGACGGTGTCCCAGTTCTGGAAGTCTGGCCAGATGACCATCACTTCTCGGGCGCCGAAGTTCTCCCGGTAGGTGGTCGCCTCTTCCTTGGTCTGGCAATCCCAGGCATTGACGTAGGCGAAGGCGCGCAACTGCTGGGCGATGGATACCAGTGCTGTTGCAACGGGCAAGGTATCGAGACCTGGCACACCGAGAATGCGTGGGGTGACCTTCAGTCGCGACTTGGCCGCGAGCAGGGCTTTCATTCCGGTGTATTTGCCGGTGGCAGTGGTGGTGCCGATCAGGTTGCTGGTGGTCGCGGCATCATCGACACCAGGAGCAACGCGAACGACAACGATGACCGGTTTGGTTTGGTCAGCGATCGCCTGCAGGCTGGCAGCCAATGTGCCCTTGGTTCCGGCCTTGCCGATGGCAGCCTGCACGTTGGTGATCAGGACAGGAGTGTCCAGGGGAAACATAACGGCATCGGCGTCCTCGGCAGTACAGACCATGCCGATGACAGCGGTGGAAACGGTGCGAATGGGGCGCGTGCCCTCGTTGATTTCGAGGACTCGCACGCCGTGATGGTATTCGTCGGCCATGGGGTTTGCCTGCGCAGTGATGGAAAGACACTGCACAGACTGCCGCGCGCGCGTCGGATGAACGAGCATCCGGAGTTGTAGGGGGAGGTTTTACAGGTTGCGGGAACTACTTCCCTAAACTTCCGCTAACCAGGGTGGAGCGATAGGACGGTGATCGAGTAAAGGAAACTCGCCCGATTCTGGCCAGCTGCGAAGGGCGCGCCGGAATGCCTGTAGCTCCCGGTACTGATCTGGACTCAGGGTCGTTTCGATCGCTTCTTCCAGCTCGTCACGGTGGCGCGTTACCACTCCGTCCGTAAGCGACAACAGCCCGTCTCGCCACACCCGTTCATTGCTCGCCAGTTCCTCAGCCGTCGCGCTCAGCGGGCCAGCCAGCACGGGCTCGCCTTGTTCATTCGACACAATGCGCATGCCGGCTGATTGCCCTTCCAGCAACGCGCCGTGCGCTTCGCAAGTGATCTGTACGCCGCCGTTATCGCTGTTCTGAAACAGAAAGCGCCCGTCTTGCTCAAGCCACTTTGCCCAGATCGCTGGGGCAGGCGGGGGGGGAGGATCGAACAGCACCGGGGCACCGTGCTCGTCGGCAATGATCAATTGCCCGCTTTCCAGCCCCTGCATCAGAGCCGCATGTTCTGCGTCGCTAAGTTCAAAACCGCCGTTGTCGACATCCGAGAACAGAAAGGCTTGCTGCTCATCTGACCATATAGCCCACATACTCATAGCGAGGTCCCTTTTGCTACGTAATGACAAAGTGCCGAGGGGATATTGCACCGACCGTTAAACCCCGAGGCTGACGCCGAGTCATGCCACGCCGATGAAGTCGTGGTCGAGGCGTTCGCCGGCGTGATAATCACCTCATGCACGGCGAGAAAGCCGAGCGGGAACGTCACTGGCACCGCCGCACCAGGTGTTGCGCTGGCGATGAATGAGCCTCGGCATTCCTGCATCTGGCCCGGGCTTTTCTGATAGCCATTCGGCGTGGTAGTCGCCTCGAAAATCGAGGACGCGGCAAGCGATGCCGATCCGCCGACAACGTACCAGCCCGCCGCCGTGGTCAGCATCAGCTCAGCGGTATCGTTTGGACCCAGGGTAATCGAAGCGCGAGCCGTACCGTTTTGCACAATCGTGCCGCTCGCTGGCTGAATCACCACGCCGGCCTGATTGCCAAAGAACTTGATGCTTGAACCGGCACGAATGCCCGCAGCGGGCGGCAGCGTAAAGGTCAGCCCGGCCGCGACCGGAAACACGATGTTGCCCACATGAGCCACGGTCATCGCAGTGCTGACCGCCAGCGCGGTATAGGCCGAGTAACTACCGATCGCGCGCTGTACAAACTCGGCGGTCGCAAACAACTTGCTGTTGTCGAACTGAGGCGCGGTATAGCCAAACACCTGGCCATATTGCAGCTGCGCCGAACCGGACGCCCACCAGGCAGCCGATCCGTTGCTGACCAGCTCCAGCGTGGCCCCCGGCTGCAAGACGATGCTCGCGAGCTGGTTAATGGTGCCGCCATTGATCGTGTCCGCTCCAGCGCACACAACAGTCACCACACCGCCGCCGATGTTGCGGAAGTTGATCGCGCTGCCCCACGGCACGGCGTTAGCCGCTGGCAAAGTCACGGTAAAGGTCCCGATCACCGTAACCACCGTACCGATCGCCGCCGACGTCAACGTGGTGGCCGCCGTCAAACTGGTGAAGCCGCGATAGTTGCCGAGCGCACGCATGACGTATTCAGTTGTCGCGAACGATTTCGTGTTGTCGAACAGCGGCTGTGTGGTCCAGTCAGCACCCGCCAGGGCCTTGGAATACCGCAGCGCCGAACTGCCATGTAGCCGCCACACTCCGGTCTCTTTGGTGAAAAAAGCCGTTTCGCCATAGCGAAGCGCAACAAAGCCATACTGCGATCCATCGGGACTGATCTTGTCGTTACCGGCACCAAAAACCGTCTTTTCCACCCCAGAAGGGTTATGCAGGGCAATGGTTGTACCCACAGCGACGTCAGCCAGCGGCGGCAACGTCACGGCCTGAGCCGCTCCATAAGCCACCGAAATGAACTGCCCAGCGTCGGACGCCGCCAATGTGATAGCGCCGCTGACGTTGATCGAGCGACCGCCCGACATGTTGCCCAGCGCGCGCTGCACAAACGCGGTAGGAGCCAGCAACAGACCGCTATCGAACTGAGCCGGGAGCGGCGCCGTTGGCGAGCCCAAAAATGCCGGCGAGTTGATCGGCGCAAAACCTTGGGTCACGTTCTGGAACGTCAGCGCCGTGGTGCCCAGGACAATCACCCCATCCGTCACCAGTTGCCAACGGGTGTCGGCCAGGGTGGCGCCCTGCTCAACTGACACCAACAGCGCCGAGGTCACTTCGGGGCTGATGTCGGCATCCGGCGCCCGTGTCCAGCCGCTCGCCGCCGCCAGGTAAATGCCATTGTCCTTGGCCGCCGTCTGGTTTTTCACCAACACTCGGTCACCGGCCACCAGGGCGATCCCGTCGATGGTCAACAGCCCAGCCAGGGCGATGTTGGCTGTGGTGGCCACACGCACCGATTGCTTGCTGTCGAGCTTATACAGCTCTTCCATGATGCGCTGATCGACATATTCGCGCGTCGCCAGGACCACTGCGGGGTCCATCTTGAGCGTGATATTGCCGGTACTGGCGACGATGAAATTCATCCGCACTACTTGCGTGCGGCCGGAGCCTTGCGACAGCACGGGCTTATAGCTCGGCGCGCAGTTGGCCACCGCCACCAGATCGCCGTCCGCGTCATACAGACCGATTTCGCGAATCCATTTGCCACCCTCGTCGGCCGGGATCACCTGTTCGGCGATTATTACCGCTGGGTTAACTGGGTCGATGCGCACCTGATTCAGCGGCCGGCGGCGCCATTCGTTGATCAGGCGGGTTTGTGTTGCATTGGGGATTGGGTCGGTGCCGTTGGCATCGCCAACGCCCATTTGGCTGAACTTCCATGGGATGCCGAGTGCGTCGGCGTTCGCCTGCTTGGCCATCCCCACATTCGTGAGGATCGCGAAAAACTGCGAGTTCGCATCAATCATAATAAACGTCCAGGGTGTCTATAGAGTGTTCGCGACCCACCACGCCGAGGGTCCCGGTGATTTCGATGTCGCGCATCAAAGGTGGGTAAACATCGATAACGTCGCCTTCGTAGACGGCAACACTGATGTTCAAAGTGCCTGGGCTTTCGAGGCTGATTGCCAGCCCTGTCAGGTGCCGGGTGACTGGCTTGGCGTCGTCGATCAGGCGTTCAAGCTCCTGATACATTTCTTCAGTAATGCCGGTATCCAGCACACCGAGTTTCAGAGCGAAAGAGCCTGGGATCCCCTGCGGTGTCATGTTGAACCACTCGATGACCTCGATCAGGTACCCAAGAGGTTCCACAACCCGACGCAAGGAGCCGATGGTGCCTTTACGAGAGTGCACGTAGTACGCCGAACGAATGGCGGCGCGCTTGGTTGCCTCGACCCAGTTGCTGTCCCAGCGATCAACCGAAAAAGCCCAGGCCAAATAGGGCAACAGTTCAACTGGGCACTCGCTGGGGTTCCACAGCTGTCGCAGTGGAATGGGGGTGCGCTCAATTTGTGCCAGTGCTTCGGCGGCCAGCTGTTCCAACTTGCTGGCGTTACGCGGCAAAAGCGACGTGGTACCCATTACTCCACACCCTGGGCCAGCGTGATGGCGGTGCAGTAGGGCGCTTGGTAAGGCGTGGCCGCGATGTCGGTCCAGTTATCCAATTCGACCTTGCGCACACCTTCAACGTGCAGTGCGGCATGGATGGCTGACTCCGAGACTTCCATGGCCAGTCGGCGGCGCTGATGTACGTAAGCCAGCAGGCGTTGTTTAGCAGCCAAAAGGATTGGCTCCGATTCAGGGCCACTGGTTTTCAGGTAAAGACGGGCGCTGACCTGGTAAGGCAGGACAGCCGCACCCTGCACCGTCAGGCGATCCGCCACCGGGCGGCGGTCATCGTCGCTCAGGTAGGCGTTGACGATGTTGAGCAGATCGGCATCAGTGCGACCGTCTCCAAGCAAGGACTGCACTGTAACGACTACTACGGCAGGGCTTGGGCTTTCGGCTGTGGCGTCGGCCACGCGTCCATCAGATGCGCGAGCGTGAAAGATGTAGCTGTTGCGTGGGCCGGCGGTGCTGAGGCCTTCCCAGGCCATTTGAGCTCGCTCGCGCAAACTGTCGTAACTCTCAAGGATTTCGGGAATAGGCGGCACAGCATTGGCGTTACCCACCTGTACTACCAGGCGTTTGACGTTGTAATTAGCTGCCAAGTGCTCCAGGTCGGCGCCTTGGGCAAGGGCAAGCATGTTGGCCACGGCGCCTTCGTTGACGCGCTGGCGCCAGATCGTTTCGCGGTAGGCATTTTCCTCGAGCAGTTTGGTCAGAGGCTCGGACTCCAGCTCGAGGCGAGCGGCAATTTCCGCCTGCTCTTCTGCGGGCCATAGGCTGATCGCATATGCCTTGCGCTCGGCCAGGATCAATTCGAAGTCGATCTGCTCGACGATCTGCGGCGCTGGGAGTTGGCTGAGGTCGATCGGGACAAAGGTGTTCATACGCTCGCCCCCAGTTGCAGCGGAATGCTCAGGCTGTGTTGTTGATTACTGTCGACTTCGGCGCCTTCAAGTTCCAGCACGACCGCACCCTGCAGACTGACGCCGCTGAACTGCACGCGGCTGAGGATGATTCGAGGTTCCCAGCGCAACAACGCCATGGCCGTGGCGGCATACACCCGCAGACGCGTAGCGTCGTTGAAAGGTTGATCCACCAGCTCGGGTAGCAAGCTGCCGTAGTCACGACGCATGACACGGGTGCCAATACGGGTGCTGAGGATGTCGGTGATCGACTGACGGATGTGCTCCAAGTCGCCGATGGCGCCGCCGGTTTCTCGGTTCATAGCGGTTTACCTGACTGATCAGATCCGGACTTCACGCCGCCATGCGGGTGGTTGACCAAGCTGATATTGGCGGCGATGACATCCTCCGAAACGGTGACCTTTCCGGTGACATTCTGGTTACCGGTCTGGGTGTAATCGCCTTCGTGGGTGATCGGGCCGACGATGTGAATACCGCCTTTGCTGATCAGCTCGCTGGTGCCTTCCTCGGGCAGCACTGCGCGCAGGTGATGAGCGACGCTGTCGTACTCGATGACAGCGCCGTCGCGGTAGGTGCGGCGCTGCAGGCCAGCGCGGTCGCCGTTGGCCGGGTGCTCGTCGCTGAAAATGCCAGTGAGGGCCACGCCGTTGGCGAGCAGGCCGGACGGGCTGAACAGAATGACCTGCTCATTTACCGTGGGCGGATCCCACTCCTGGTCCAAGCCTGCACGCAAGGCAATCCACGGCAACCACGCAGTGAGCAGGTCGCCGGTTTTCACACGCACACGCGGTGGCTTCATCTGGACTTCGGCGATGGTGCCAAAGCGGATGAGGTTTTCCAGCAGGCGGGAGAGGGCGGCAATATTGTTCATGCCGCCGATGGTGGCGTCACGCGTGCGCGTATGCAGCCAGTTCAACTTGTAGATGGCAACTGTACAGGCGAATGAGTCGTTGAGATTCAGGCCCAGGCGCCAGAAATTTCGAAAACTAGACTTAGTTAACGTTGAGTACGCACTTCGATGTTCATCAAAACAAGCGAGGGTGGCATAGTGATGGCGCTTTACGGGTTGGACGTTTTAAGGCTCTCTAAAAAGGATTGTTTATGGCGCAAGATACATTTCACTACCCCGACACAGACCGAAATTTGCTCTATTCAGCAGTGCTGAAATCTGTGGCGGAGCTCGGCTTTAAATTAAAGTTTTCTGATCGTGCCGGCGGCGTTATCTCGTGCGATTCAAAATGGAGCATGAAGAGCTTCGGTCAGCAAATTAACCTGACTATCGCGACTGGTAGTCCTGGAGCCGTCTTAACTATCAGTACTTTTTCTGGTCAGGCATTTGACTGGGGGGAAGGCAAAAGCATAATCCAGTCCCTAAAAAATGCTGTCGACAAACAATTCGAAGCGACTGTGGATACCCCTGTAACAGCTCCGCCACCTGCTACCCAGGCACTCACTAAAGATCTTGCTGATGAGCACCGTGCACAAGCTCAATCACTGCGTGAGACAGGCATCATTCGACAAAAGGACCACCGCACCGATATTTTTCGAATCTCTTTGTTCGGAGTCGTAGCTGGCTTCGTGCTTATGTATTTTCAACCACAGAACGTCAAAGCACTTTGGCTTTTAGGGCTTGGTTTTGGTGGATTAGCGGTTTGGTATGTGTGGGGCATGTTCATGCCAAAGCAGTGTGTTCGGTGCAGCAAGCACACGGTGAACTGCTTGAGTTCAGTGGATACGCTGGTGGGTGTGCGAACGGAACAGCGCAGTGTTACTAACCTCAATACTCGTCAGACCGAGTGGGCTCGGGTCACCGTCAGTGATATGGAGAATCGCTCGAAGTACCGTTGCACGTCGTGCAAGCATGAATGGACCGAGACCAATTACTATAAAAAAGATGGTGGCTGAGAACTGCCTCACTGCGTTAGCTGATTGAGCAACATGTCGCGGATCAGATCGAGATCCGCATCCGTGAATCCAAGTACTTCCCGCTGCTCATATTTCACTTCCGGGGCACCACGTTCAGCACGATCTTTCAGTCCGTACTGGTGCACCCGGGCGATACGTGAAATTCGTCCGGTGAAACCGACACTGACCAGGTTGCTGTCGCCTTTGGCCTTGAGATAGCTGGCATTGCGCAATTTGCGAAACATCTTCAGCTTGCGCTGAATGCGGCCCTGTTTGCCACGTAAGTCGCGTGACTTGCGGGCCGCGTACGGGCTGTCGTCCGGATTGCGCTGGGCCGTGATTCGTTGCTGCTGAGTTCGGCGCAACTGCTGGGCGATTTTTCGGGCCAATGCAGTGCGCGCAGACGGCTCCAGCCGCTGCAGCAGCACACCTGCCCAGTCTTCGAGGGCTTGCAGGTCACTCATTGCCAGGGCGCTGTGGGTGAGGGGTTGTCAACGCCATGCCCTCGGCTGGCTGTGGCGACTGCCACTCCGCTATCAACATCCCCTCAGCAAACACCTGAATTGGGCCATCGATCGTTTCGTAGGGCGTGTACTGCGGCTCGCCGGCGTGCTTCACGGTGAAGGTGCCGTCGCCCTGTTTTTTCACGATGACCCGCTCCGTCAATGGCAGGCTCAGGCTCATGTCGACTTTGCTGTTGTCGATGACGTCGGCCTCGAACTTGATGCCATCGGCGGACTTGTCCAGGTTAGTCAGTAGCTCCGATTGGTTCGTCCGCAGCCAGCCGAGCAGTGGCAGCATTACGCTGTCGGGATGGCCGGCGAAGTCGGTGAGGATGATCTGTAGATCGTAGGCGTATTCGAACGACAGACCGCCAGCCGCGGTGCAGCGAATCTTGCCGTTGTCGATGAAGACCACCAGCCGGTCGGGGTTGTATTTGAGGTCCGGGACGGACGCCAACAAGTGGGCGCGCAGGCTATCGGGTTTGTTCATGTTGCACCTGGTGCTGGTAAACCATGTCGACCTGGGCGGCGCATTCAGCCCATGCGGCCTCGACGCGCTCCTGGTCGGTGAGCAACGCGCCGTTATTGGATGGAGCTGTTTCCGGCAGGCTGCACGGCACCACGGCCGGACAGCCACTGACGATAAGCGTCGGCGCCGGTGATGGTGGGGCGCTCGCGCATCCGGCGAGCAGCATCAGGCAGAGGCTGGTCAGCCCAGCGCCGTAGGTCTTCGTTTTCACGTTTCAATCCCTCGATCGTTCTTTCGCGGTTGGCCAAGCCTTGTCGCAACTCATCCTGCTGGGTGCGCAAGGTGGCTTGGGCGTCGCGCTCCTGCTGCAGGGTGCCGCGAAGGCTGTTCGCGGTGGCCAGATTGCGGCCGGCTTCCTCACGGGCAGTCTTGAGGCTTTGCTCGGCCAGATCGGTAACCTTTTCTGCCACGCTGATGCGCAGCTCCTGAGTCCAGATCAGTAGCGTCAGGGCCGCGAGCAAGGCGAGGCCATACAGCGCCTGACGCAACGTGCTCATGCGCGGTACCAGCCGAGCTTGTTCATGTCGCCGGTATCCAGCTTGGTGATCGGGCCGCGCACAATCACGGCTTTGATGCCCGGGGTCATAAGGTGCAGGGCCTCACCCAACAAGGCCATGTCCTCATGTTCGGTGGACTCAGGCACCACCAGCAGGTCGCCATCCTTTACGTTCAGTCGTTGCACAGCGTCGAAATCAATCATGCGGCCTCCGGCACAGGGCAGCCGGCGGCGTGCCGTTGGTAGGCGCGCTCCAGCTTGGTGTCGTACAGATTGCGTTGGTAATCGGGGCCGTTGTAACCCTTGGCAAACACGGCCCATTTCTTTGCCTTGAGCGCCTTCAGCAAGGCCGGTTCGGCTTCGAGAAAGCGCACGAACGCTTCGAACTGCTCGTTTTCGTCCTTGGCCATCCGCGCAGCAAAGTCCTGCACACTGGCGTAGCCCAGGCGTACCGCATGAAAGCCCATGATCTGGAAGGCGCCCCAACTGGCCGACTCCAAGGCGCAGGTGTCATCAATGAGCCGAGCGTGTGCCAGGCGTTGGTGTTCGGCGGTACCGCCGGCATAACCACCGGCACGCGGGTTGACCAGGTTGGGCTGGGTGGTCGCCAACTCGTCGGCGTGAGCCTGCAGGGCTGTGGCGTCATCTTCCGGCGCCCGAGGCCGGCCGAGCTGGCGGTACATGATGTGCCGCTCGTAGAGAATCTTCGGCTTGCCGTTGTCCAGGAAGCCCGCGCCCAAGCTTTCCACTTCGTTGACGGCGAGAACGGCCGCCAGTTCGACGCCGAGGCGCACAGCCGCTTGGCTCAGCGTGGCATTGCGCAGCAGGCCGGAACAGTCACTGCCGGTCAGGGCCGCGAGAGTTTTGGCGCCGGCGATACCGTCAGCGACCAGTTCCCTTTGGGTCTGGTAGGCGCGCACTGCAGTCTCGGTGGCATCGCCGAACAAGCCATCTGCGTACAGCGAGGCGCCCGCCGAGTTGAGGCGCTGCTGCAGTACTCGAACATCCTGACCGCGATCACCATGGCGAAGGGGTGTCATACCTGGTCCACCTTGCGCTTGAAGAATTGATTGGCGAGTGCCCGGGTACCCTCAACGCCGAGCAGTCCAATGACGCCGCCGAAGAACGGGCCGGTCGATGCGGGAATCCCCAGCAGCGACAGCCCGTGACTGCCGGCCAGAGCGAGGGCGCCACACAACGGGGCTTCCAGCGCTACCCGGCGCCAGGTGCCGCCGCCGTACATAATCCGCAACCCTGCGATGACGGCAGCCAGGACGCCGGCGTAAATGGCGGGCCAGTTTTGTTCGAGCCAGGTGGCGAACCAAGCCCAGGTATCCGGTTTGTCAGGCATGCGCTTCATTCCGTTGTCCGAGGTTGAGGGTGGGGAGCTGGTAGGCGTCCAGGGCGAGAAAGCGTTGGTTCAGTCCCATAGGTTCACCATCTGTCGCTGCTCTGCTTGCGGGGCGACCTCTGGCAATTGCACCGGTGTGCCGTGCGGCAGGGTGATGCCGAGGTCGGCCAGCCCGGGATTGGCATCAAGCACGGCCTCGGTGACACCGGCCGTGCGGCCGTAGATTCGCCAGCAAATGGCGTCGACGGTTTCGCCTTGTTGGGCGATCACGATGGCCATCACAGCAGCTCCACGGTGGTGTGGCTGATTCCGAGAAGGGTACGCAGCGCTTTGCGCGAATCTCGACGCAGTTGGTCGGCGCTGCTTTCTTCCTCGGTGACCTTTTTCTCGCCGCTGTTGGTCGCATCAAAACTGCTGTAGCGCTCCACCAGCTCGGCCAATGCACTGCAGTAAATGACGCGGCGATAAAGGTGCAGCAGGTGGCTTTCGTCTTTGATTTTCTCGGCGGGTACTTCGGCCAATGTGGCAAAACCAAGGCTCTGCTGGGCAGTCCGGTAGCCTGCAAGCTCCCGGTTTGCCTCGATCATGGCGTTGACCGTCGCGACCTCGAGGCGATCATCAGTGACAGCATTAGTGATACGCATGGCGGCGCGCAGATGCTGGCCGTCAATCTCTGGCCAGAAGGTGCCGTTGCCGATCGGGAAGGCAGTCGTTGGGATACCGCCGGCGATAAATCCGCTCATGCTGGTCGCTCGAATAGGTCGGCGGTGGTCGGGACTTCACAGCTGGGCAAGGAGTAAACCCGCTGATCCGCCCCGAGCCGCCGGGTGCGTGGGGACGCTCGGTTAACTGGCTGGGCCAGTATGTTTCTTGAGAAGGCGCTCGGCGCGCTCCAGATCTTTCTTGCCGCCGCAGCTGCTGTGCAGCTCGATGGCGCGTTTCAACAGGCCAATGCCGGCTTGCAACTGACCGGGTTGTCCAGAATTCACGTCGTCGATGCCTTCCAGGGTGGCGTGGCCGAGGGCGAGCACGAGCTTGGCTCGGGCTTCGTCCGGCATGTCCTGGTCTTCAGTCAGCACAGCGGTTTTGGTGAGGATGTCCAGCGGGAAGGTGCCGCCGGTCTTCTGAGCCTTGAGTGCGGCCGTTGCCACTTCCTCCGCCACCAGACAACCGGTGGTGCGGTTGAATCGGTCTGGCATCAACAGCCCGTGTTGCAACACGTATTCAGCCACCTGCAACCCGCCGGCAAAGTCGCCCGCATCGAAGTGCCAGACCATCAGGGTGGTCAGCACTTCGTCCTGGGCGCCCTGGCCCGCTGAGAGCACGCCGTCAACGTAGGGCACGTATTCAGGCAGCATCTTAGCCTTGAGTTTCGCCTTGCCCTCTTGGGACTGCACCTGCTTCAGACGGAACTGGTCCTGCTGCAACTTGGCGAGCATGACCTCGTAACCGGTGGCACCTTCCATCAGGGCGGCAGGCGCGACCGCTGCGGCCTCCTGCGCTGCACGTTTGCGCAGCTGGTTCTGTTGGGCAAGGGTGAGAGCCATGGCTTACACCCGCTCGATGTTTTCGACCAGGGCGACGAGGCCGAGGTCTTCGATGACGTAGGCCTCGTTCGAGGACTGGTAGTCGGCGACGCGGTCGTATTCCGGCTCGTCTTTCAGGTGACGACGGCGAGCGCTGGCCAGGTAATAGATGGACAGGTTGTTCAGCGTGGTGATGAGCACACCGCCCTCGATGAAGAACGGTGCGTCCTCGATCGGCAGGCCACCCAGGCGCCCCTTGCTGACGACTTCGTCGGCGGCGTTTTCTTCCTGGTTGGAGGCGGCGCCTTTTTCCACGGCCTTGAGTTGCTTCTCGTGCAGCAGAGCACGGTCGACGATCACCACCAGATCAGGGCGCTTGCGGTGCCATGGGTCGAGCATTTGGATCGCATCGAACACCAGTCCATCGAGCGTCTTGTAGTCGCCGGTGGCACCCACAGTGACTTTGCCCGGGGTAGCGCCCTCATCGAGCACGCGCTCCGGCGCCGCCACGCGGATTTTTTGCAACCAGCCGATGTTGACGTCCTGCAGCAGCGGGTTGGTGGACAGGTTGGTGTCGGCAGCGACGCTGATGCCGTTGAAGCCGATCATGATCCGATCCAACCCTTGGCGTTCGGCGATCGATGCCGACAGCTTCGGTTGGAAATCAGGAAATTTTGCCCAGGTATCGAGTTTCACGTAAGGGAACGCGGTGTCGAAGTTGGTCTTCTTGCAGCTGTAGGTGTCTTTGCTCATGCCGCTGACATCACGCGGCTGTCGCGGGGTATTCCCACTGGTGTTGGTGCGGCCGGCGGTTGGCCCGTTGACGCCCAGCAGGATCGCTTCGCCATCCGCTTCATCGACGGGGATGATGTTGATCTTTTTCAGGAAGGTGCTGGATTCCTGAATCGCGGTTTCCAGCTTTTGCTGAGGCGTCGGGGCAACGGTGAATTTCACTTCAACCGAGTCGACGCCGTTGATTTTGGCCTGCTGGGACAGGTAGCCATTGAAGGCAATACGAGTTTCTTTACGCATGGTGTTCTCCGAACTGGTTTAGGTCTGCGTCAGGGGATCAGTAGTCAGCGAGGGCCTGCCCATTGCCGCCGGAAAGCGTCGGGCGGGATTGCTGACTGTGGTCCTCGGTGGCGCCGAGGCGCTTGACCAGGTCGGCGAAGTCGGTGTTGAGCTTCTCGAACTTGGTTTGCAATTCCTGGCGGGCTTTCTGTTCAGCGGCGAAGGCTTCGGCCTGTGCGCTGCCATGGGTGGCCAGGCTTTCAATCAGCTCGCCCAGGGCGGCGAAGCTGGTGGCGTCCTTGCCTTCCTTTTCCTTGCTCATGCCGAGGAGCTCGCCGACTTTCTCCTTGAGCGCGGCGAACATGCCGGGGGTATCGGTGACTTCCTCGAATTCCAGGGCGGTTTCTTCCGCAGCGGTGAACAGGTTGTCCTTGTCCTGTTTGCGATTGGTCAGGGTGCCGTGTTGAGCGCTGAACGAAAGCGCCTCAGTGCCGAGGCTGGCCGGGGTGTCGGTGATGGCAAGGCCGACCAGGTAGGCCTTGCCGCTGTCGGCGAACTTCGGTTGGACCTCGATCGAGGTGTAGACCTTCTGGCCTGCCTTGTTCAGGGCGAGCAGTGCGTCGTTGGGTTGGAGTTGCCCGAACAGGGCCAGCTTTTTCACTCCGGCGATCTCGACCTCGTCGGCCTTCAGGGCCAAAACGTCGCCATAGGCGCCGAATTCGCCACCGGGCCAGTAACCCTTGATGTGCTCGCAATTGATGCGGGCGCCGTAGGTGTTGGGGCTGTAGGTGCTGGCCATGTCCTCGATCCAGCTGCGCTCAATGTTGCGTCCATCGGTGGTGGCGCCTTCAACGGCGATGCGAGTCCATTTGGAGCGGAATTTCTTGGCTGGGGTGTCGGTCTTGCCGGCCATACAGGGAGTCCTCATTGCGGTGGCGTTGTGCCTGGCGATGAGGGCATGGTCGGCATCGCGCGATGGCGCGGCAACGTGGAGGAGTTGTAGCGGGGTGGCTTACAGGGCGCGGAGATAGGGCCGCGCGCGCGAGAGCGGCAGCATCTGCGCCATGAACGCTATCGTCGAACTACCCACTGATCACCGCCGGCATGCCAAGCACTTGTATTGGCAGGGCTACCGCGTATGTGAAATTGCCGAACTGATCGGCGAGAAGGAAAAGACCCTTCACAGTTGGAAAGCCCGCGACGAATGGGACCGGGCCACGCCGCTCGAGCGTATCCAGGCAGCCACTGAGGCCCGCCTGGTGCAACTGATCCTCAAGGATCCCAAGTCCGGCGCGGACTACAAGGAAATCGATCTGCTGCACCGTCAGTTGGAGCGGCAATCTCGAATTCAGCGTTACCAGGGCGGCGGTACCGAGACCGACCTCAACCCTGAGTTGGCCAAGCGTAACGCCGGGGAGAAGCGTAAACCGAAGCGCAACGACATCCCAGAGGAAGCCGTCGAGAAGTTGATCGAGGCGTTTCTTGAGGGATGTTTCGACTACCAGAAAGACTGGTACCGCGCAGGCAATCAGCGCACGCGCGCCATTCTGAAAAGCCGCCAGATCGGCGCCACTTACTACTTCGCTCGGGAGGCGCTGATCGATGCGCTGACCACCGGCCGCAACCAGATATTCCTGTCGGCCAGCAAGGCGCAGGCGCACATTTTCAAAGCCTACATCCAAGCTTTCGCCCGCGAGGTGGTGGACGTCGATCTGACCGGCGATCCGATCATTTTGCCGAACGGCGCCGAGCTGCACTTCCTCGGTACCAACGCCCGGACGGCCCAGGGCTACCACGGCAATTTCTACTTCGACGAATTCTTCTGGACCTTCAAGTTCAACGAGCTGAACAAGGTCGCGTCCGGCATGGCGATGCAGAAACAGTACCGCCGGACGTACTTCTCGACGCCAAGTTCGATGGCGCACGAGGCATACACCTTCTGGACCGGGGAGCGGTTCAACAAGGGCAAGCCGACCGCCCAGCAACTGAAACTGGACGTCAGCCACGATGTGCTGCAGCAGGGCAAACTCTGCGACGACCGGATCTGGCGGCAGATCGTCACCATCCTGGACGCCGAGGAGCGGGGCTGCGACCTGTTCGACATCGATGAGCTGCGCCTCGAGTACGACGCGGCGGCGTTCCAGAATTTGCTGATGTGCCAGTTTGTCGACGACGGGGCGAGCATCTTCCCGCTGAACATGTTGCAGCCGTGCATGGTGGACAGTTGGTCGATCTGGACCGATTACCAGCCCTTCGCCGCCAGGCCCTTCGCTGATCGACAGGTGTGGGTGGGTTATGACCCAGCAGAGTCGGGCGATACCGCAGGCTTGATCGTGGTTGCGCCACCGCTGGTACCGGGTGGCAAGTTTCGGGTGTTGGAACGGCATCAGTTCCGGGGAATGGACTTCACCGCCCAGGCCGAAACGATCCGCCAGGTCACGCGTCGTTACTGGGTGACCTACATCGGTATCGACACCACCGGTTTGGGCAGCGCGGTGGCGCAGCTGGTGCGCCAATTCTTCCCCGCGTTGCGCACGTTCTCCTACAGCCCCGAGGTCAAGACCCGTCTGGTGATGAAGGCATGGGACGTGATCAGCAAAGGTCGGCTGGAGTTCGATGCCGGCTGGACGGATTTGGCCCAGTCGTTGATGGCCATCCGCAAGACCGTCACCGCCGGCGGGCGTCAGTTCACCTACACCGCCGGTCGTACTGACAACACCGGCCACGCCGATCTGGCGTGGGCTCTCTTTCACGCATTGCACAACGAGCCGCTGGAGGGCCAGACCGTGGCCAACACCGGTTTCATGGAGATTTATTGATGAGCAGCCAGGTACAGCCCGCCGTATCTCAACCCATCGAAGGTGAACACCTGGTCCAAGCTGGGGGCGGTCAGTCGATGGCATTCACCTTCGGTGATCCGGTACCGGTGCTCGAGGGTAGGGAAATTCTCGATTACCTGGAGTGCTGGTCCAACGGCCGCTGGTACGAGCCACCGGTTTCATTGGACGGTTTGGCGAAGTCCTCGAAGGCCAGCGTGTATCTGCAGTCGGGCCTGATTTTCAAGCGCAATGCTTTGGCGCGCACGTTCATACCGCACCGCCTGCTGAGCCGGCAGGCGTTCGAGCAAATCGTCATGGATTGGGGATGGTCGGGAAACCTCTACCTGGAGAAGCGCGACAACATGCTCCGGCAGGCCTTGGGCCTGACACCCTGCCTGGCGAAATACATCCGCCGAGGTGTTGACCTGGACACTTACTACCAGGTGCAGGGTTGGAGGGATGAGCACGAATTCAAACCCGGCAGCGTGTGCCACCTGCGGGTGGCGGACATCAATCAGGAAATTTACGGGCTGCCCGAATGGCTCCCAGCCTTGCAAAGCGCGTTGCTCAATGAGAGCGCCACGCTGTTCCGTCGCAAGTATTACCAGAACGGCAGCCATGCCGGATTCATTCTCTACATGACCGATGCCGCGCAGAATGAGGATTTTGTCACTGATCTACGCGGTGCGATGAAGAACAGCAAAGGCCCGGGCAACTTCCGCAACCTGTTCATGTATGCACCGGGCGGCAAGAAGGACGGCCTGCAACTGATCCCGATCAGCGAGGTGGCGGCGAAGGATGATTTCGGCGCGATCAAGAACATCAGCCGTGACGATCAACTGGCGATGCTGCGGATCCCGCCTCAGTTGATGGGGGTGGTGCCGCAAAACGCTGGGGGCTTTGGATCGATCCGCGATGCGGCTCAGGTGTGGGCTGTGAACGAATTGGAGCCGGAGCAGGCCAGGCTGCTGCAGATCAATGAATGGCTGGGGGAGGAGGTGGTGCGCTTCCGGCCATATGAGGTACCGGCGCAAGGGTGAAATTCCCTGCGCAGTGAACGAGGCGACGGGTTGGTGCGTCAACACCAACCCGACGTCGAAACGCTCGAGCTAGCCGAGTGATCCAACCGAGGCCTCGCCCCTCTGCGCAGGGGGGCGAAGCCTAAGCGAATCCATAGACAGAGACAAGGATCACTTATGTCGCAACCGATTTTCCCTTGGATGGGCGGCAAGCGCCGCATGGCAAAACACATTCTCCCTGAGTTCCCTGAACACGAATGCTACGTCGAGCCGTTCTGCGGTGGCGCAGCCTTGTTCTTCATGAAAGAGCAGAGTCATGTGGAAGTCATCAACGACTACGACGGTGAAGTGGTCAACCTGTACCGGGTGGTGGCGCATCACCTGGAGGAGCTGGTCCGGCAATTTCGCTGGTCGCTGGTCAGCCGCAAGATGTTTGAGTGGACCAACATGCAGATCCCGGAAACGCTGACCGACATTCAGCGAGCGGCACGGTTTTTCTATCTGCAGCAGCAATGCTTTGGTGCCAAGCCTACGGGCCGCACCTTCGGTACCGCCACCACCTCACCGCCGAGGCTGAATCTGTTGCGGATCGAGGAGAAACTCAGCGAGGCGCATTTGCGACTGGCTCGGACCACCATCGAACACCTCGACTGGAAAGAGTGTATCCGGCGGTACGATCGCCCGCACACCCTGTTCTATCTCGATCCGCCTTACTGGGAAACGGCGGGCTACGCACCGGGCGGGTTCAATTTCGAGCAGTACCAGGTCATGGCTGAACTGGCCGCATCGATCAAGGGCCGCATGGTCATCTCAATCAATGACCACCCGCAGATCCGGGAAGTGTTTACGGGGCTACGTCTGAAGGAAGTGCCGTTCCGGCATATGGTGGGGGGGCAGGGAGGTAAGCAGGCCAATGAGTTGATCTACTTCAACTGGTGATATACGCGCGAGCCCGATGCTCGAACGAATGACTTTACTGCCGCCTTCGGGCGGCTTTTTTGTGCGCAATTCCGTGGCGTGACGCGTCACAGTTCGACGCTAAAGCCCCTGAGCCCGATGGCATCGGCAAAGCGTCCGACCGCCGTCAAACTGGCCCAGGTGCGTACCTTCTCTCGTCGTGAGCGCACCGGCACCCAGCGTGCGCCGCTGCCGCCGAGACGGATCGACAGTCCCCAGTCCGACCCACCGACAACCTTGGCCACCAGGCACTCGCGTACCGCGTGTTGTTCGACCAGGGCGCGCAATACCTCTTCCTGAATGCCTTCGCCGTTCACAAGGGTTCCTCCTGCCGACGCGCCGTGGCGGCGGCGTCGAAGACCTCATACAACGCCTGAATGCTCGCCACGTCCAGTGCCTCGACCGTCTCCAGGCCCAGGACAAAGCCGGTGGCACGATCACTGGCACGCCACAGTTCGTTGGCGTTAGGCGCCTGGTGGATGGGGGCGAGGAGCTTCAGCGTTTGTACCTTCACCGCCGGCGGCAGGTTCAGCCGTTGCAGCGGTTCGCTGATAGGGTTGTTGCCGCTCATCAGAGCCACCCGGCGTGACGGCCCGCGTCCAGGCGCTGGCTCAAGTCCCGACCTTGGCCCCGCGACAGCACACCGGCCACCACCACCCCCCAGAGGAAGCCACGTAATCGATTTTGCGTGCTAAGCAGGCCAGGGTGGTTCAGGGCCTCATAACGAAAGGCTTCAACTTGCGGACGCAGCAAGGGCAGCAGCGCTTCTGGGTCCGCCAGCGCGATGAGGTCATCAAAGTACTGATTAACGGTCTCGATGGCGACTGAGTCAAAGACGGGGGCAGGCATGGTCAGCGTCTCTTCGAGTGAGTGGCGGGTTGTGTGTAAAACCACACTGCCGGGTAATGGTAGACCAGCCTTGGCAGGGCTGGTTTCCATGGCCAAAGAAAAAGGCCCCCATGCCTGGCGCAGGCGTGGGGGCCTTTTTCACATAAACGGTGTTATGCGTTATGCGTAACGCCGTGCTCTGTCGCTGACGTCAGGCCGCCAAATGGCTCGCCGCCCAGTCTTTTTTGAAACGGGCTTTCATGGTTTCCATTTGTTCCCCGAGTTCATCGAGCTTGGCTTTACCCAAGAGCTTCTTCGCCTGAGGGAACATTTCGGTTTCCTCTTCTTCGATGTGGTGTTCCAACAATTCCTTGACGACTTTCACCCGTCCCGAAAACTCCGGGGTGCCCGGGTCAGTCTGCTTCAGATCGGGCAACACCAGCGAGTCAACGGTGCGATGTTCTTCCTTCGCTTCGAAGTACATGACGTCCTGCTCTTTGCTTCCTGCCTCCTTGAAGGCCGGATAGAGGATTTCCTCCTCCAGTTGGGTGTGGATGGAAATTTCCATCTCTAATTTGTCCAGGAGTTCAGCGCGTTTCTTGGTCGCTTTGTCCGTCGACTCACTCAACTGAGCGAGGATGCTTTTCACTTTCTGGTGGTCGGCTTGCAGAAGATCGATAGCGTTCATGGTTTCCGCCTCAGGCAATACGAAATTGAACCTCAATCAGGCCGGCATCGAGGTGTCCGAGAGCTATCGCATTTCCTGTGCCAAGGGCATCAACGCAATTAATTGCGGGTAAACAGCGACTTACGGTCCTTGCATTTCCATTGAGGCGTGCAGTCTGCAAGAAAGGGTGAATTCAGCATTGCAGATAGCGGAGAAACGTCACGGCGCGATGGCAACGAGGTCGGGTTGAACTCCAAAGTCAGACCCGCTGTCCAGACGCTTAACTGTCGCGACCGTTCGATGAACCGATTAGCGTTGCCAGTTCATATCGCAGATAACAACTTCACACGTGAAAAGTGTGCCGAGCGCATCTATGAAAATAACCGAAGTGTCTGTGATCAAGGCCGCAAGAGCATGGTCGGCCAAAAATGGTCAAAATGAAGAGCAAGCTGCGGCTGAGGCGGCCGATGCAATTGGGAAGCTTAGATTTAGGTTCACAGGTGACCAATATCAGCGGGAGCTGGAAAGCCTATATCAGCGTTATGCCGAGTCGTAGTTTTGTAAACAATAGATTTTCTAGCTGGCGCAAACGGCTAAAGCAGGTTTTTGAGGTGATCGGCACTTCCATTAGAAGCTTTGTACGCTTTGGGCCGAGAACAGCCTGTTGCGAAGGGCTGCAACCGTCCATTGCAGCCACTCACAGGTGGCCTGAACCGGACAATAGGCATCCCGTTGAATGAAGGGTTAATCGCCCGGCCAGACCACGCGTCACAAACCAAAAGCGGCGCCCTATCCTCGCTGAGGCGCGATGGCCAGCAAAGCGACATGCGCAGCATCAACAACCAAGGCCCGACCGCATTCTGTGGTTACGATACTGCCAATATATTTCGCGCCTGAGCCTGCGGTGTACACATTGTCTCCATCAATTCGGAAGAGCAGTTCACCAGAACTGCTTCGTACGAACTCGTCTTTATCAAGGCGCCCAATCAGTTCAGCCATGGGCCCCCGGCCTGCATAAACGTTGTAACGACCTTTCGCAAAAACAGTAGCCATCTGCCTCTCCTTGATCCAGCCCCATGCCTACCAGAACATCACGCCAGCTGTCGAAAATCCTCTATGCCCACACAACAGAATAAGCCCCAGTTCATCCACGGCTAACTGTAGATGTAGTTCCTCAACGAGGCCAAGGGGGAGCAAGAAAACTGCACAGCAGAAGGCGTTGGAAATCGTGGGGATAGTGCGATACGAGACGATGGATTGAGCTAATCTTTAATTGTTCGCCTCGCTAATCACGGCTCCCAATCAGCTGCTCCCTGAAGTGGCTAGCGAGGCGGGCTCAGCCCATGATTGTCCTTGCAACCGACAGTACCCAGTACCCACCTTCTTTTCCTCTGGTTGCTGCCATTTGATGAATGGTCGAAACAGCCGCGCTATCGACACCACATATGGGAGCCCCAGCACCATATTTAGGGAAAAACGCCCCCGATGTCGGGGAGTCTCCAGGAGGTAATAGGCACCAGCCGGGCAGAAGTGGCCATCCCTAAACCTCTGGCTTGGTTATTGCTCCGCTGCTCGGAGTCAACATTCTTTGAATCGTCGAAACCGGAGATCGAAGCCTTGTGGAACCATCCTCTACTACTTGGAGTAACCTTCGGAATCGGGATCCTTACATTAGGCTCGGCTATGACCCTTATTCTTATGGAATGGCTGGTGAGATAACCAGTCGGCCCAAAACAGCCGTCGGTGGTGTGAAGCCCATCATTGAAAGGCGCACTCGAACGACCGCTTTTGACTGTGGATTCAACCGATCGCTGCCACCCACAGGGCTATCCCTCGGGAAGATTCTTCCCAGAAACAGGTAATGTTTTTCCTGTCCTTTTTAAATTGCGTCTTTTCCAAGCCTTCGGGGCACGCGCCACAATTCCTACGCATCGAACCCCAGCTTGCCGGGGAGAGCCACGCCTGGCGCGCGCAGTCGTCCCCCCGCCACGCCTGCGGGCTAAATGTGTCGTTTTTTCTGCATTCCCTGCAATTGCTCCGGCGCAGGCCTGGTGGGGCTTGCTCTGGCATTGATAGGGGCGAAAAAGCCTGCGAATCCCTGCTAGGGTGGGCTGTTTTGAGAAGGCTTCTGAAGCGCAGCGGGGGAAGGATTTTGAGAGGTGGCTCGGGAAAAGGGTTAGTTTTTGAAATGGCAGCCCAATAGTGGCTGAAGCGCCCGTATTTACTGGGTTTGGGAGCTAACTTTGGAGGGTTAGTTATGGTTAGGTTTGAGGTTAGTAAATTTTAAGATGCTGATTTATAAGGATTTTATTTATTGGTTTTTTAACATCTATAAAGGTTAGGAAATAACCCTCTGCTAACCAAATCCTAACCTACGCCTATCGTCTCAAAGCCTTACAGCACAAGGCTTTCAGAGGAGTCAGTAAAAAACTAACCTTCCTAACCGTTTTCCGAGGGGTCAACATGAAAAGCCGAAAGCACCTATAGGGGAGGGCGCTGGCCCAGGTCCGTCAGTTGCTGTGCACTCACGTTGGTGCGCAAACACTCCCAGAATCCAGTAACTGTCACCGAAACTGTCACCAGTTCCATGCAACGTCACATTGATACCGTTGGAAGCCTTGAAAATAGTGGAGCGGGTGAAGGGAATCGAACCCTCGTTATCAGCTTGGGAAGCGCGTAACGAGGTGTTTAAGAAAAGGAAAGGGAGGGGAAAAACAAATTCGAACTGCCGCTTTCGACCGATTCTGTTGAAAAAGTCGCTTTGCCGAAACGGACTCATCGTTGATCGGTGAAAACACCTTTTTTGCACGCTCCTGCGCGAAATCGGAGTTCGGAAGCCTCAGCTCAAAGTAAAGATTTCAATCTCACGCACGTACTTTTTTGCCGAGCAATCCATGGACGACTTTTTCAACAGAATCGACCAATAGCGGACGATCGAAATAGGCGCCTTTCGGACAGAAGCGGGTCATTAATTGTCGTCAGTCAAACATGATTCGAGGTTACCTAGGGACTGCCCCTGTCCCGTCTGTGCAACTGGCCTGATTCATAGACAACTCTTTAGCGCGGCCAAATGTTTTTTTGATATCCAGCGATCCGTCGCAGCGTAGTACTTGGCCACCGATCCGGATGCTTCCGACTGGATATCGACAAAATAGGCTGAGCCACTCGTTGCTACTGTGTAACTACCGTTGCTGCCAGGTTTCTGCGTTGCTCCATCCCGGCCTTCAAAAACGAACAGATTTTGCCACTCACGCTGAACACATTCGGCGATGACCTTATTGTTTTTTTTTGAATGCGAAACGTCGCGAGGAGCTGCTTGACGCATCTCGTTCATCGTCGGAACTGCACATCCCGCGAATGACACAAGAGCTAATGCCCATATGGCTGATTTGATATTACTCCGCACGTTCCAACAGGATGACCAGATGACTACTGCCGCTTTGATAGGCCGATACTCGTCGTGAGGCAGAGCTGGCCTTGATACCTTTATATTGAGTTTCATCTTCCAAGTTCCTTTCATTCGGACGATGGAATGGGGAATTACGCCTTACGAAATTTCATCGTTGCATTGTCGGAAGTGGGCCAATGAACATTACCTTCAGCCGATCACGTCCGATGACGCGTGCCAACTCGGCGATCACGCAATACATGAAGATCAACGTAACGAGCAGAATCTGTATGGCCCAAAAGCGAGGCCAGTTTATCGAGGACCAAAGCAGGGAGTTGGCATCCGTGAAACCTGGCGCCTCTTTCCAGTAGTCGTACAGTCGCTCCAGGTAGTGCACGATCAGTGCGACCAAGGCGTACATGAGTGTTTTCCAGGTGACATTCCAGACCAGCGGTTTATCGGGGAAGCGGTTGATGAACGGCAGCATATCGGCGATTAATACGCACTTGCCGAGCACCAGAGAGGCGATCAGCACAGACGCCGAAACCGGTAGATCAACCCCTGATCCCTTGATCATGAGAGCTCGAATCAGGGCAACGATGTGCAAAATGACGAAAAAGAAAATGGTGGGCGGCAGAACCTTCATGAACTCATGTTTGATTTTGTGTATCACCGTACTCATATCGGCGTCCTCAATTGAGAATTCGCGTAACTTCTCAGGGCTATTCTAGGAACCCGGATTGATTGAATTTCTTGTGATTCAAAAAGAGGCAGAAAACGACTGTGGATTCATCGGTCGATGCAACGGATTGGCTAAGTCGTTAAGCGGGCGTTTCGTAGTTTAGTGTTTTTCGAGGGCGGCCATTCAGCTACCTGCCACTTCATTGAGCGTTGGTGCAGTGAAAAGCGTCCGCCAATAGGCGGACGCTAGGTACGCATTTTTCACTACTTCTGCTGTTTCATTTTCTCTTCGATTTTCTTGTCAACTTCCGAGCGGATCTGGTCGATGCTGAAGCTGGCCGGTTTCTGGCTAGGCGGGTAATCGATGAAGGTCTGCAGGAAAGCTGCAGATTTCTGTACGCCTGCGAAAATCAGGTAGTCGTTTTTGCTCAGCCAGTCATAGTACTGGTCAGACACAACGTCGGCTCGCTCATACGGGTCCATCCGCAGGTTGAAGAGCTTGGGCACACGCAGGCAGGTGAAGGGTTCGCTCCATACCTGCAGACCACCAGGAGCACGTTGCTCACAGAAGACAATTTTCCAATTGTCGTAACGCATGCCCACCAGATCACCGTCATCGCTAAAGTAGTAGAACTCGGTGCGTGCACTCTTGTCGGTCTTGCCGGTCAGGTAATCCAGCTGGTTGAAACCATCTAGGTGCACCTTGAAGTTCTTGCCGCCGACGTCGGCGCCCTTGAGCAGGCGATCCTTGATATCGGTATCGCCGACAGCTGCCAACAAGGTCGGGAACCAGTCCAGCCCGGAGAACATCTGGTTCGACACTTCACCCGGCTTGACGTGGCCCGGCCAGCGGATCATCGCCGGCACCCTGAACGCGCCTTCCCAGTTGGAGTTCTTCTCGTTGCGGAACGGTGTGGTCGCCGCGTCCGGCCAGGACCATTGGTTCGGGCCGTTGTCGGTGGTGTAGACCACGATGGTGTTGTCGGTGAGTTTCAGGTCATCCAGGGTCTTGAGCAGCTTGCCGACATCGCCGTCATGCTCAAGCATGCCATCGGCATACTCGTTACCGGGCATACCGCTCTGGCCTTGCATGGATTCACGTACATGGGTGAACGCATGCATGCGGGTGGTGTTCATCCAGACAAAAAACGGTTTGTCCGCCTTGGCCTGTTTCTCGATAAACGCCTGGGCCGCCGCCGTGGTTTCGTCGTCGATGGTTTCCATGCGTTTTTTGTTCAGCGGGCCGGTGTCTTCAATCTTGCCATCGGCAAAGCTGTGGATCACACCGCGAGGCGAAGCGGCCTTGACGAAAGCGGCGTCATCCTTCGGCCAGTAAGGACGCTCAGGCTCTTCTTCGGCATTGAGGTGGTAGAGGTTGCCGAAGAACTCGTCGAAACCGTGGTTGGTTGGCAGGTATTCGTCTTTGTCGCCCAGGTGGTTCTTGCCGAATTGTCCCGTCGCGTAGCCTTTGGCCTTTAGAGCCTGGGCAATGGTCACATCTCGTGCCTGCAAGCCGACTGGCACACCCGGCATGCCCACCTTGGACAGGCCGGTACGCAGTGCGGACTGCCCGGTAATGAAGGTCGAGCGCCCGGCGGTGCAGCTGTTCTCCGCGTAGTAGTCGGTGAACATCATGCCTTCATGGGCAATCCGGTCGATGTTGGGGGTTTTGTAGCCAACCACGCCCATGGAGTAGGCACTGATATTGGTCTGGCCGATGTCGTCGCCGAAGATTACAAGGATGTTGGGCTTATCGGCGGCCCCGGCTGTCGCCGAGAACGCCATAACCGAAGCCGCCAGCAAGGCCGCCTTCGGTATCCACTTGCGTATGCCAGTCATAGGACTTGCTCCATTACCGGTGAGTCGCAGTCTGCGACCAATTTTTAGCGAGTTCCTGCTACCACTTCGATTATTGCCGCGCTCGAATACACCGATATCCAGATGCCTTTCGACGCAACTCGGCAACCACATCGACGATAGCTTAGTTATTGGATATTGCTAAAACTGGCCAGAATGGCCTGTTGATGGCAGCTATTGAGCTGCTAGGCGGCAGCGGCGTGATGTCCCCGGATTCGAAGACGCTTTCAAAGGACCGCTTCTGGCCGATATCTGCCGGATGTGAACGCATTTATCCGGAGTGCGTAGTCAGTTGAGAGGGGCTGGTGGTACAGAACTGGTACGGAGTGAATGAGGTGTTGCTGTAAGCCTTTGTTTTAAAGACTTTTGGCGTTAATCGTTCCAATCCATCACTGAAAAAGCTGTGGGTTTTGGATAGTGACCGGTAGCAATCGACTGTGGGTTCAGCTGGGGCTAGAGACGCCGTAGAAATGATCTGACAATTGATTTCGTAGCTTCACTTGTGTCTAGGTCTTGAAACGTACTCAAGGAATGCCAAATGCACTCAATAATCTCGTTTTGAGGTGCGGCGCTTTCGGTATCTGGAACAGAGGCCTCAAAAACATGGTGGCGAGTGCTGCCTGCGTCGAACTCAAAAATGTAGAGGAGCTGATCAACATTTAGCCCGGTTTCTTCTTGGAGTTCTCGGGCGGCAGCTCCAGCGATAGCCTCGCCAGCCTCCACCTTGCCACCAGGCAAAGACCACTTTGATTTCAGTTTGCGAACGAACAAGATCTCCCGATCTCTCTCGCATATGACTGTAGCTCTGACTTTCATCTTCTGGTCCGAAACGCTTGTCATTGAATTGTAATGAAAATGCCATTTTCAGGGCACGTTTCTCGACGAGTGCAAACTTAGAGCCAACTTAACCCGAAAAAGTGCCAGGTTGCTTTACCAATCGGTGATTTTGATGTGGCTTGGGTCACCGACCGCTTCTGGTCGTTTTTTGCCAGATGTGAACGCTGCGCACGGTCAGTTGAGAGGGCTTGGTGGTACAGAGGTGGTACAGGGCAATAGAGATTCTGCTGTAAGCCTTTGTTTTAAAGGCTCTTGTCGTTAATCCTTCCAATCCATCATCGGCGCGACACTGAATCTCCTACTTATAACATCTTGTTTATTAACGATTTTTTGCAAAATTAAATGTCCATGAAATTCACGTGTGCAGTTCATAGGTGCACACGAGGTGCACATACGGGGCATATGGTAGGTATTATACAGGTGCGTCAGTCAGCACACCGGGTGTGCTTTTTTGGCAATCAAAGACAGGCCGCTGGTGCAGGTGTTGGCGATGTGGAAGGGGGGGGTGGGAATTTGAATTTTTTTTTTGAATTTCCCCTCTGCGCCGGTCGCACAGACTTCCGGAAAATCCCAAATCGCGAACCTACCTACGCGTGACTGTTGAGGAATTGGAATGGCTACCTTCACCAAATTACCAAGCGGCAAATGGCGTGCCCAGGTACGAAAAGCTGGGATCTACAAGGGGGCGACGTTTTCTACGAAGGTGGAAGCAAAAAAACTGGGCCGCCTCGATAGAACACCATGCCAATCATGTCGCGGTTAGCGGTTACGCACCACCTCCGAAGGGGGCGACGCTCGCTGATCTAATTGAAAAATACACACTAACAGCAGCTGGTGAGGCTGGAAAAACCAAAAAGGCCACACTCAAGATGCTAAGTGCAAGACTTGGGCATGTGAAGCTTTCGATGCTCAGTGCTGCCGTTCTACGGGACTTTATAGACAAACGAGAGGCTGATGGTGCCGGTGGGGTAACAATTGCCGCTGATCTTTCGTTTCTCTCGGCGGTATTGAAGTGGGCGCGCCATTCGCGACGGTTGGATGTTCATGATCGTCTTGCCCTGGAAGCTAGAGAAAGCCTAAAGCATCGTGGGATGAATACACGCAGTGCTGAACGAGAGCGTGAGCCAACTGATCAAGAACTGAAAGCACTGTACGCCTACTGGGATGAAAACCTACGTCAAAAAATCGATATGGCCACATTAGTTCGATTTGGCTTAGCGACCGGTATGCGGTTGGGAGAAATTTGCCGGATCAAGGTTGATGATGTTGATCGAGAGAAGCATACGGTCGTCATTCGAGATAGAAAGGATCCAAGGCTAAAAAAGGGAAACGATCAGACGGTTCCTTTGTTTCCACCAGCGTGGGAGATCATTAGCCCATTGATCGCTGGCCGTGAAGATGGGCAAATCTTTTCAGTGAAGGCTAGCTCTGCAAGCACAGCCTTCACGAGAGCTTGCCAACATCTGAATATTCATGGCCTCCGTTTTCACGATTTAAGGCATAAGGCCACAGCTGATTTTTTCCGATCTGGTTTAGATATACCCCATGTGGCACTACTGACCGGTCATAAAACCTGGGCGATGCTGAGGCGTTATACATCTATCAAGGCTGCTGATGTACATAGTGCGTTTGAGCGTGTTCATAGCGAATGATCAGGAGGGGGGAGTATTCGATTTTTTTCGTAATTTCACCCCTCTTAACGCTCAGCAGCTAATTCTATAGTTACCCCATCTTCCAAAGTTAGAAATAAGGTGGAGTATTCAATGATAGAGGCTGCATTCAACAACGAAGAAAAGCGGGAAAACATTGCCAGGGCACTCGGTTTCCTAACGGCTTCTGAACTCGCTATTCTTGCAGGGGTGAAGGAGTCAACCTTAGAGGCATGGCGGAAGAGAAGTGAAGGGCCCACTTATGTTCGCCTTGGCAATGAACCTCTCTATCCTCTAGAGGGCGTCAGAGATTTTTTGGTGGGAAGGATAAAGGTAAATGGGAGGCGTCACATTGTCGACGCTTTATGA